TCAGTCGCCGGTGTATTCGCAACCGCTGGTGCAGGTTTCGTGGATGCGCACTTTCGACAGTTCCGGCATCAGCGGCTTGACCTGGTCCCAGATCCACTTGGCGATCACTTCGCTGGTGGGGTTTTCAAGGCCCGGGATGTCGTTCAGGTAGTTGTGGTCCAGTTGCTCGTAGATCGGCTTGAAGATCGCCTTGACCTCGGCGAAGTCGCGGATCCAGCCAGTGTGCGGGTCGAGCGGGCCGGTCAGGTGCAGGCCGACCTTGAACGAGTGGCCATGCAGGCGGCCGCATTTGTGCCCTTCAGGGACGTGGGGCAGGCGGTGGGCCGATTCGAATGTGAACTCTTTGAAAATTTCCACTGGTGGACCTGTAAAGCTGATGGGGTGTGGGCTTGAGCTGAATCTGGTGTTCCAGTGTACTGCTCAATGTACTGATTGGTCGTCGCTGGGCTCGAAAGAGGTCATCCACTGGGTGATGTCCGACTGGCGCCAGGCGACCGAATTGGGACCTATCTTAACCTGTTTTGGGAAGGTGCCCTCCCTGATTCTGCGATAGACGGTGTTCCGGCCGATCCCGGTCACGTGCAGCACCTCGTCGAGGCGCAGGAAGCGGTCAATGTTTTCTGCGTGTCGCATGGGTGTCTCCTTTATATAGAAGGTCAGGCCGTGAAGTGGCGCCCGACCTGCGCCGCCCGGGCGGCTTCCTCGGTGCGGAACATGAGCTGGGTTTTGCTGGTGCTGCCCCAGCTGTCGTATTCAACGTCGACCCACCAGGCGCCGAACTTGCGGTACGGCTCGCCGAGGATCTTCGTGACGTAGCAGTCGATCAGGTTCATGGTGGCTCCTGGCTCATTCCCAGCTGAGCTTCGAAGTTGTGGGCGGTATGGTTTCGAGGGTGGCCAGGTTCAGCAGGGTGAAGTACCCGCCGTCCTGCGGACGCCAGCCCATGGTGTCGATGTAGATGACGTTGCCGAGCGCTGCCGGCTTGTGCAGCGGCGTGTGGCCCACCACCAGCGCCCGGACGCCCGCAACACCTTCGGTCTCGCCCAGTTCGATCCGGCTGCGCGACCACATGCAGGTGTTCTGGGTCAGCCGCAGCTGCTTGGCGGTTTCCGGCGCCTCAAGCGCGGCCCGCAGTTGATCCCAGGATGGGAATGGGCAGTCAGCGTGCACGACACCGACCAGGCCGCCAGGCGTCTCCACCTCGATGGCGATCGGCAGCTCGCGGAACTGGGCGGCGAACTCGCGCTGTTCATCCCAAGCCAGGCCGGCGAACCAAGCGCCGCCGTTGTATACCCAGTTGTCGACGTCGCAGGTGTCGAAGCGACAGACGTAGTCGTCGTGGTTGCCGCGTACTGCGTGGAACCAGGGCTTGGCCAGCCAGGCGAGCACGTCGCGGCACTCTGGCCCACGGTCGACCAGGTCGCCAACGCTGAACAACCGGTCAACTGCCGGATCGAAGCCGGCCGCGTCCAAGGTGGCCTGCAGGAGGGTGAAGTGCCCGTGAATGTCGCCGACCGCGAAATCTCGGCCAGCCGTGTTTGCAGCGAAGCGCTTGATGCGCACCACCTCGATGTTTTCGAGCATGCAGAATCCTCGCCCGCGCATGTCGGCGGGCTTGATTGGTATGGGGAGTGGTTAGAGCAGGTGGGCGCCGGCTTCGAGCAGGCCGTCGCGGTCCTGGCGCAGGTTGTCGCGTTCGGTGGCCAGGCGCTGGATGCCGCGATGCAGGTACTGCGCAATGGTCTAGCCACCGCGCAGGTCGGCGGGCTTTACGCCCTTCAGCACGGCCTCAAGTTGGAAGAGGGTGAGCTGCTCGATCATGGCGCCACCTGCTTGCGGTAGCCCGCTTCGTAAAGGAGGCCGCAGAATACGGTGCGGCTCAGGCTGCCGCGCTCATCCACCTGCAGCATCTCCTCGATCGCGGCCTCTCGCTCTTCCGCCGCGATCTGCTCAGGCGTTCGACGAGGGCGAACACGCTTTGCCTCGTCTCGATACATTGCAATCTTCCTGCCGCACTGAACCACGCAGAAGTCCTCGCGGCCTTCCGGGTCTTCACCTACGGCAACGCAAACCCCGTCGTGCCATTTTTCGAATTCTTCGCAGGCGAATGATGCTTCAACCAGTGTGCCAACAGGCGGAAGGCCTTCACCATCCCAGCGCGAAGGCCGCGGCGTGATGTACTGGATCTGGCCCTGCGTGAAATTGTGCCGGTGATCGCAGGTGCCGCCTCCGTAGGGATAAGCGCGATCCTCGGCGCCGACCACGGCGTACTGGTCCATGTTGATCCACACCTCAGTGATGCCGTGATGGGCAACCAGGCCGTGGCCGTCTGCCCACTCAGGCGCCTTGCTCCAATCGATCTTGCTCACAGCTGATACCTCTCATCAATCCAGCGCCCAGGCGCCAGTGCGGGTGTAGGTTCGGGTTGTGTTTCGTGCGGGGAGAGCTGGCGCTGGTTGCCGGCCTGCAGCTGGCTGTCGGGGATGCAGCTGATGCCGACCCCGTTGAGCAGGTAGCAGGTGACGCCGCGCTGGCTGTCGTGCTGCACGTCGATGACGTTCTCGGTTGCGCTGGCGCCGGTGGCCAGCAGCAGGAGGCAGAGGGCGAGGCGGATCATGCCTGGGCCTCCAAGCGTTCATGCGCGACCATATCCAGGAATGCCTGAGGCAGCTCAACCGCCTCATAGCCCGGCGACCAGGACAATGGCGGGCACTTGCGAATCATCTCGTTGAGTAATTCGAATGCCGCGAGCAGCTGGTCGTCGTTGATCTCTCCGTCTTCCGGCAGGTCGTCGCAAAAGTGGTCGGCGGGATCGATCTCGCTGGGGTAGTTCGGGGTGCAGAAGACCAGCTTCAGGTCGCGCGGGTCGAGCTCATGATCGAGCAGGTAGTCCCGCAGGTCTTCCTCGTCGAAGAAGTACCGGTCGCCGTCGTATTCGGTGATTGCCTCGCCGCCCCATACACGCTTTGGCATGGCTTCGAACTTTGCTGCCCGGCTCTCTGCGTGGCAATCCTGACACCAGCCGTTGGTGGCATGGATGGGGTGCGCTGGGTTTTTTGCGCACTGGCGGTGAGTCGACCCGCAGTAGCGGGCCATGTGCTCATCCTTGCCCCAGAACCTGCCGGTAGCATCAACCCAGCCGGTCACGGTCTGGAGGCTGGCAGCCTCGGGTGATTCATACATCACGACTTTTTCTTCGCGCACGGGGATTCCTTGGCCGCCATATCGCGGCAGTGAATAGAGGGGAGAGGGGTTACAGCTGGGTCTTGACGAGAGAGAAGGTGAAGCCTCTGTGGGTTCTACGCCGTCCCTTCAAACAGGATGTGACGACCGAAGGGTTCATGCCGATGGAGATCATGTCGCGCTGGCCACGAAGCATTAGGCCGAATCCGCCGCGGTCTGCCTGAACCCAGCCTTTGTGGGTTCGGCTTTGCAGGCCCGTTCCATAAACCCTGAGACCCGTATCAATTGCATGCCTGACGTTCTCTGAGATGGTGCACCACTCTAGGTTCTCGATGCGGTTGTCCGCCTTGATTCCGTTTAGGTGGTTCACCTGTGGCAGGTCGGATTCACCGAAAAATGCCATTGCCACTAGGCGATGAACTGTTCGGTGCTTGCGGGTCACACAGGCAAGCAGGTATCCATCCTTGTTTGATTTCTGCTTGAGGATTCGCGGCTGCTTCACCCCGCCTACAACTCTTGCACGGATAAATGATCGAATGCGACCAAGGCTGCTGGCCTCATACCCTGGAAAGCCCGGTATTGGTGCCCATCGTTCTGGGCGCTCGGCGCTCATGGCTGCCGCTCCAAGGCCTTCTTCAACTGGTCACGCTCGCGGACGATGCCGGCCACAAGGCCGTAGGTCGTCGTTATGCTCAGGGCGCCTGGCATGATGGGTTTGAGCGGATCTGGATCGCTCACATTTCCCCTGAGCTTCTTGTCTATCGATGCAACCTCTTGGCGCAGCCGATCAGCCTCAGCGCGCAGAGTGTCGCGATCTGACGTAACTGAGCGCAGGTCTGCATCGGTTTGATCAAACATAGTGCGCAGCCGCTCAACCTCGCCAGGATCGGCGTGGGTGTAGAGCTGTACGACTTTCACGTCCGAATCAAGGCGCAAGGTTTCGATGCGCTTCTCGACCTTCGTGAACAGGTAGTGATCGCCTGAGTCGGCCCACTCAACGTGCCAGCCGTAGGGTGCCACCGGCTCGCCCTGGTGCTGCTCGGCTGGCGCTGCGCAGGTCATCGGCCCCAGGCCAACAATCGGCAGCCCAGTCGCCGCCGCATCCCGCTCCGCCTCTTCTTTGGTCCGCCAGATGGCAGTACCAACCATCCAGGCTATAGGGTCGGGGTGGGGCTGCTGGACTGGAAGTAGGTCGGCCAGGTCAATATCGGGCGCTTTGCACTGGGCGGCATCTATGGCAGCCATCGCCAAGTCGCGGTCGCGCATGCCGTGCACGCCCCTCAGGCGAGTGATGCACGCTGTAGCGGCCTCGACCTGCTGCTCTGTCCAGATGCTGCGCTCAACCAGCATGAAGCCTTCGGGCACGCTGACCATCTCTGTGTTGCTGGATCGGGTTTCTGTGGGCATGGGGATATCTCGCTTCATGCGGCTTTCGACTCCGGCTGCCATTCGGTCCAGCCGATTCGCGGCATCTTGGTCTTGGGGTTCAGGATGGGGTTGCCCTTCGCATCGGTCATCGCGCAGCGGGCCCGAATTCGCAGGTCCCGGCAATCACCAGAGCGCTTGGCCAGCTCCATGAACTGCTGGGCGTACTGGGGGGCGTCGAACATGCTGCTGAGCTGCTTCACCTTCTCGCCGCCCATGAGCTTGTCGACGTACTTGGCGACCGCTTCCTCCCACTGAGCCGGGGTCAGCTGAATCGAAGGGCCGCCCGGCTTGCCAGGCTTGCTGGTTTTGACGCGCTTCTTGGCCTCGGCCAGCGCTACATCACGGGTCATGCCGAACACTGCGAATGTGCTCATGGTGATCTCCAGACAGGCGCCGCCCTCGCCGGGGTGGCGTTATCGTTGAATAGGGGAAGGCGCTGGCGGGCAGCGCGGGTCAGACTGGCGCGATAACTTCGTCGCCGGGGTCTTGCTGAATCATCAGCATGCTCTTCCGGTCGAAGGCCAGGGCCAGGCTAGGCGAGATGCTGATCTCGTGGCGCGGCGGGGTGAGAAACTTCGCCGCGTGAAGCCGGCCAAGGGCGTAAATACCGTGGATCAGCGCTTCGACCATCTGGCTGTAGGTGGCGTCCGCCCAGCCGCATATGGCGCGCAGGTGCTGGCCGGTTCTTTTCCTGGCTGAGAGCCGCAGAGGCTCGGTTCGCGCCACATTCCGGTGAGCTTCGATTTCGTGGCGCGCGATCCTGAACAACGCGTGATGCCCAAGCGCTTCGACGTGATGAATCATCAGCGTCATCGCCTCGCCCTGTTCCTCGATCCCTGCCCACTCCATCAGTTCTAACAGGGCCTGTTTAGTCCCTGGTCTAACCTTCAAGCGCAGGTCTTCTTCCTGCAGGCGCTCGGCCTTGGCGCGGCGCTTCTCGTCACGCTGCTGCTGCGTCAGAGCCATCATCGCCTCCATTGCGCACGAAGGTGGCGCCCGGCCCGATGTCGAGCAGGTCGCACACCCGGTTGATGATCTTGAGCGCGGCAGCGAACACCTCAGCATCGTCCGGCTCGCGGGCCAGGCGCTTCATGTTCGGCTGGTGCTCCAGGCAGACCTTGTCGGCCAGGCGCCGGGCCAGCCTGCGCAGGTGATCGGCGCTGTCGTGCATGCGCAGGCTCAGCGCGAAGGTCAGGGCCACATCATCAGGCCGGTACTGGCCGCCGCTGCGGGTGATGTAAAGCTTTCGCACCGGCTTGCGCATCGATGCGTCGAAAAGGGATGCCATGCTCGACCTCCTGCAGGCCGCTTGGTGGAATGGTTAGGTGCTCACGCCGCCTTGTTCTTTGCAGCGCGCTTCGGATTTTTTTGCTCAATCTCAAGGTCCATGTCGTTCCAGCCCGCAAGAAACCAGGCTCCGTGGAACGAGTGAGAGGCGAAAGGGTTGGCCAGCTTACTTCCGCCGCTTCGGCGGCAGTCCCGGCCATCGTAGTAAACGCCTGGATGCTCTCCGCGATCGCTCATTGCCGCTTCCTTTGTCGCTGAAGCGGGAAGTCGATTCCGAACTTCTTGGTGATCCGGCTCATGGTGCTGTGCCCGATTGCCAGATGTTTGATCGCCTGATTCTTCGACACGCCAACGTCGCGCAGGGCAACGATCCGCTCTGCGAGTTTGGCGTCGGCCTCTTCGTCGTACTTCGACTCGGTAGGCCTGAACCTGGGCGCCATGACGAACGAGAACCCGTACCGCTTGGCCATGCTGTAGAGCGAGTCTGTTGTGACCTCCAGCTTCTTTGCGGCCTCGCTGCAGGTCATGGTCTTGGCCATTTCAGCGATCATGTCGGCGCGGGACTGGGCGTTTTCCTGGTTCGCAAGACGCTTTGGAACATCCCGCTTTCCCTTCGGCTTCGGCTCAGGGTGATGGCGCTGCCGGAAGGGCACGTACTGGAACCCCTCCAGCACAATGGTCTGGCCTCCAGACGCGAAGAAGGCCGCTTTTGCGGCCTCCAGGTCGATTGATTGGTTCATGCTGTACTGGCCTCCAGGGTGCCGATTAGGGCGCGGAGTCGGACTTTGCTAAGGCCGAACTTGGAAGCCGCCTTAGCTACGTCGCCGGCTGCGTTATTCAATTGCTTGCGAAGTGCGTGGTAGGAGATTCCGGTGATTTCGGAAAGCTCAAGGGAGGTGAAATCGCGCCCTTCGAATGAATATCGGCGGCTGTTTCGGCGGTTGTTCTGCTGTTCTTTTGCGGTCGACCATCGACAGTTTTCAGGGCTGTAGCCCAGTTTGTTGTCTTTTCGGTCGAGTGTCATGCCAGGAGGTCTAGGCCCCATGTCGGCGAAGAAGTTATCGAAGGACTTCCATCGATCACATACGGCAATTCCGCGCCCTCCATAATCCGCATAGCTTTTTGCCTTAGGGTTGTGGCAGCGCTCGATCATGGTCGACCAGGACTTGTTCTCTCTGGAGCCATACATTCCGTGAGTTTTGCCGATGCCCTCGGCCATTCGCTCCCGCTTCAAGCATCCGCATGATTTCGTCTTGCCCGAACGGAGATTCACGCCACGGACCTCAACGAGTGATCCGCAATCACACAGGCATGACCAGGCCTTTCGGTTATCCCTAGATGGTATGTAGCAAGTCGCGGTAAGCCTTCCAAACCTTTGACCTGACAGGTCAATTTTCGGGGCGCTCAATGGGTGCATGGTTACTCCTCCCGACTATGCGGCCTTTGCTTCCATCCGCTCGCGCATCTCCTTCTCAAGCTCGTCGAGCTCTTCCAGAAACGCCTTGATCTCTGACTCCATCTCGCGGATACGCTTGAAGTCGCGCTCGAATCGGTGGCAAACGTACTGCAGCGGCTCAGGCAGGCGGTCGTCGTAGCTGACGAAGTCGGCCCATGCCCTGCCGGTGCAGGCCATTTGGGCCAGCATCTGCCATTCGTACTGCGGATCGTGCCGCTCGGACTGCATGGTGGCGATGTGGGTGGCCGTGTTCGGGCACTTGATCTCCAACACCCCATGCTCGCCGACAAGGCCGTCTGGTGAGGCACCGAAGCGCGGGATGCTCGGATGCATGACCAAGCCTGTTTCAGCCACGATCACGCCCTTGTCTGCCTCATAGGCCATGCAAGCAAACGGCTCAAGCTCGACACCGCGCTGTACGGCGGGGTTGCGGGAAAGGTCGGCGCCGCCTTGCTGACCGGTCAGGCGCTCACAGAGCAGCTCCATCATGTAATTCTTACGGGTGGCGGATGGCGCACCACCTCGGCCGCTTGCCATTACGTCTTTCACCCGGCTCGCGGTCACGCAACCCAGGCGGGCTGCAAACCACTCAGTGCTACGCTGCTCCATCTAACACCTCCTCAGATTCACCTTCGATTGGCGCCGCCTGGGCCTTGAGTGCATCGGCGCGCTTCGTCACCTCGGCCTTGAACCGGGCATGGCCGGTAGCATCCTTGGCCTGCTTCATGGCCGAAGTGCCCTGCTGGTACACATCGGTCAGTGCTTCCAGGCTGCCGGCCTTCTGTGCCAGTGCGATCCAGCTGTTCACCATTTCTGGATCGGAGGGTGCCGACCCTGCCACGCTGGCCAGGCCCTCGCCGCCGTCCGTGTTCAAGTGGTGAATCGCTTGTTCCAGGCGCTCAGTCTTGGGCCAGTACTTGTAGCCACGCTTCACCACAGTCTTCTTGGCCATCTCGCCCGGGTCGGTGACCCAGGGGCAGGATTTGTTCTTGCTGACCCATGCTTTCCAGGCGCTGGAGCGGTCGCGGATAGCGTTCACATCCTCGATGCTCATGGTTTCGGTCAGATAGTCGCCGTCGGCGGTCTTCACGACCACATAGACGCCGACCACCTCGCCTCGGTCCTTTGCGAACGGGTTATAGGAATGGGTCGGCGGCTTGTCGAAACCATTCAGGCTGAAGGCGTCGGCTGCGTACACCAGTTCCGCCTGGGCCCAGCGGATCGCACCAGTCGACATGGCCAGATCCATCAAGCCGATGTAGCTGATATCCAGGCAGATGCGCCCGTCTCGCGGGACCAGGTAAGCCTGCTTCTTGGCCGGATTCAGGCTGATGCCGATGGCGGCGATGTTGGTGATCGCGTTAGCCACCGATTGCCGGTTCTGCATGGCCACCTTGGTGGCGTACTCGCTTGAGGTAATCACCTGGATGGCGAATTCGGCCTCGCGCTCGAAGTTAAGCGAGCGGTCGGTCAGCACGTTTGCGAACTGGTTCCGCTGCGCGTAAATGTCCTGCGAGATGATGGCTACTGCCTGGCTCATGGCGACCTCAGTAGGAAATTTGGATGTTGGGGATCTTGCGCTCAGCGATCAGCGTAATGGCCTGCTTGGCGCATTCCTCGGTCATGCCGCCGGCGACGAACGCCTCCAGGGCAGCCCGGTTGATGTTGCGGCGATGATTCTTGTCGCGCTCGCGGGCCTCTTGCTGCCTGAGGATTTCGGCTGCTGCTGCATCGGCGCGGTGACGTTCTTCCTGGCGCGCCTGCTCGGCCGCCTCCTCAGCTCGACGGGCGGCTGCCTGGCGCTCTTCCTCGGCTTGGCGCAGCGTGGCCTGGCGGTCGGCTTCAGCCTGAGCGGCGGCGCGCTCCGCTTGCTCGGCCTGCAGCCTGAGCTGCAGGCGCTGGTTCTCGGCTTCGCGCTCTTGTGCTGCGGCCTGGTCGATCAGCTCCTGCTCGCGGCGGGCGGCGGCTTCACGCGCTGCCTGCTGCTCCTGGGCCACGCGCTGGCGTTCGGCCTCAACGGCGGCCTCCTGCGCTGCACGGATGCGGTCTTGCTCGGCGCGTTCTTCCGCTTCGCGGCGCAGGCGGGCCAGTTCGGCCTGTTCGGCCTCGAATGCCTCCCGATTGGTCAAGGCAGCGCGCAGCGCGGTGAGTACCTTGTCCTTCACGGCGCCGGCTTCAGCCTCGAATTCCTCCCAGTGAGCCCCGAGCTGCATGCCCTCGGCCTCAGCGATCAGGCCCTTGATGTGCAGCGAGGACAGTTCGCCCAGGTCGTCCGCCAGAGTCTTCAGCCAGTTCAGGCGGTCATTGTGGCGGTCGACCCGAGCATCCTCGGCAGCCTGCCAGTCGTCCAGAGGCTTGCGCACCTCCTTCTGCCAAGATTCAAGGATTTCCCAAACACGCTTACGCTCGGCGTCGATTCGACCCGGAACCTTTTTCTGTTCGGCTGAGAGCTCCTTGCCCTTGTTTTCGATTGCCGTTTTGGTGCGCGCAACCTCGTATGCCATGGAAGCGATTTCCTTGCGGCCTTTGACCGTTTTCAGGTCAGGCACCACAGCCAGGAACTCATCAATCTTCACGCGGATCTGCTGCAGCCAAGGCTCAAGGCCCTTGTCAGCGCTGTACACCGCCAGGGCTGTTTCCTGTGGAGGAGCGACGATCAGTTCTTTTTCTGCGGACATACGAATCTCCCGCGCCATCCATGCGGTGGGCGCTGACAAGTTGGTTATTGGGTGATGGAACCAGCCAGTGCGCTGGCGAGCATGAAGGCGGTACAGGCAAAGATGATTGAGAAGGATCCGCGCAGGATGTAGAGGCGCTTGGCCTTCTGGTAGTTGGTCATGGCCAAGGCCTCAGATGCTTGCGCACGAGCTCATGCAGAGCCTTGCCATCACGGCTGATCTTCTGACCGCGCAGCTGCCATTTTCTCGTGCTTGGCCAGCAGTCGATGATCATGTTGCCGGGGAGCTTGAGTACAACGTGAAAGCCGTTGTTGTGCTTCGAATGCTGGACGCCGGTGTTTTGCAACCACGCTTCGAACTGAGCCATGCTCTGCAACTTTCTCGCTTTTTTGTCTCCGGAACTGCTTCCGCCGCAATCCCGGCACTCCCTTGGATAGCCGACGTCATCGCCGATTAACTGGCAGCAAATAGAGCAGTGGCTGCCGTCGGCGATGTTGTCTTCGTAGAAACTCATGCCTGCACCTCATAGGCCAGCGTGCACATGCCGCAGAGATAGGCCCGGCCCGACCAGGCCGCGGGGTTCTCAATGTGAGCCAGGCGCGCCTGGTTCATGGCGTCCTCCATGGTCAGGCCCTTGAACACCAGCAGGATGCGGTCGTCGGGCACGGCCTGGGCGACCTCTGCCACCTGCTCGTCAACGATCGACATGAAGATCGGCGTAGTCATGCAACCTCCTTGCGCCGAACGGCAATACGCCGGATGCGCTCGCAGTAGTGTTTGAACTCCTCGGCGTCGATGGCGAGGAGAGAGAAGTAGGCGACCACCAGGGTTTCGGCCTTGGCGTCCTCCACCGGGCCAGAGCCCGGCAGAAGCATCGTCTCGATTGCGGCCTCGATGGCGCTGGTAGCGATGCTGTGAGGGCTCATAGCCTTGCCTCGTCGGCGTCGTAGCTCAGGCCCTGGTCGACGTACTGCTCAAGCATTGCCTCGGCGATCTCGTACAGCTTGCCTCGGCAGTGATCGCTCTTGCCGACAACATCCTCGACCATGCTTTTCACTGGGCCACCGGCCTGTGCCTGGAGCAGGAGGAGGGCCAAGGCGTTGAGGTCGTCCTT